TATTTAAATAGTGATGTAGCAGCAAGGGTGGCACCTACAGAAATAAATGCTGTAGTAGCTGCTGTAGTCATGATCGTAGTAGTCGGCATTGGGACTTCAATGTCCGTAAATGGGACTTGTATGATCTGAGCTTCAGGTGGAGTAACCGAAGGGGTTACTTGTTGTGCTTTGGAAGTCTCTTTATCTGCTTCAGGAGCAGGATCAGAGTTAATACCCTCTATCCCTGGAGGCGGCCTAAGCGTGTTAGGAGGTACCACAAGCGGCCTGTAAGACGGCACATCTGCTGTTGGCACCTCTAGTATAGGTATGGGTAAATTAGGCGCGTTAGGGAGGAATAAAGAGGGTAGTTTAGGTGGCTCTACCCACTCCATTACTCAGCACTAAATAAGCCCCGTTCGATAAAGTCAACTGCTTTATCATCTACGGTGTTTTCTGTTGTAGTAGCCAACTTCCGCAGCAGGTCAACAATCAATCGTTTGACCTTTGGAGATTGGATAAAAGTAAACAGGATTGGACGGATAAGGGTAATCATAATAGTTATTTGATAAGTAGTTTGGTGGCTCCAACGGCGACACCTGCACTAACGGAAGGACTATCAGCAGTAAGAGCTAAAGAACCGTTTTTTTGAACAAAATATTGTACGCCAGGAGTTAGTCCTGACTGAGCATCATCTACGGACCCAACAACTTGAATTGTTGCTGTTTGACCGTTGGTGTAGGCAGCGTCAGAAATTCCAATAAAGTTATTATCACTAAGATTAGATGAATCGTAAGCTGGTTGATAAACTGTTGCGTAAGTACCGGCAGGGTTTTGGCTAGTATTTTGATAGAAAAATACCAGTTTTGAGGCTGATGCGTCATACACAAGGTATGGATGATTAGTACCGTTTGCAGGTGTCATATCGCTTTCACCTGCAACAATTATAGTAGGAGAAACTGCATTGTTAGATGTAACTGTTGTGTATTTTAAAGTGCCGCCAGAGGTTCGCCAAATAAGATGAATTTTGTTTGTTTTTGGGTGATAAGCAATATCAAATTTATAAGCATTATTACTTTCAAAGCTAGTCGGACTGCCAAATTGCAAGCCAGTACCAGTTCCAGTAAACGAAGCTGCAATTACTCTTCCGAAGTCATTAGAGTTTCGTGTATAAGCTACATAAAATTCATTATTTGATGAGTGATATGCAACTCTAATATTGCTAATCTGAGTAGCTGTAATAGTTTCTTGACTGCCAAGGGTTAAAGTATTTCCACTTAAGGTACAAATACGGGCGTAACCTCTGCCTGCATCGTTATTGTAATAAGCAAGCAGGATTTGATTATTGCCACTAAATATTGCTTTACTGTATGAAGCAGTATAGTTACCGCTAATTAACTGTACTGATTGAAAAGTTGCAGTATTTCCACTTGTGCTAATTGTACCAACTACATATGAATGCCTATCTTGAGAGCCATCGCTAAAGAAAACTACAACTTTATTTTGACTTGAATCAAATACTACACAGGGCCAGGTTGTTCTTACGGTGTTAAAAGTAATTTCGCTACCAACAGTCAAAGTTGTACCGCTTAGGCTCAGGACGCGAGCCATTCCTCTGTCGCTTACTGTTTTATTTTTATAGACACACATAATGCGGTTGGCATTAGTGTCATACGCAACGTCAAAATTGCCAGTGTCCATCTCTACATTATCACTTGTAACTTCAACTGCTGTACCAAAAGAAATAGATGTTCCACTAACCGTGCCAGCAACAGCATACAAGTTGTCGTTGTCGGTGTTCTTGTAAAATACTACAACTTTGCCACCATCTTCTACATATAATGCAGCTGTAGGAATTTTGCTGCTAGCACCAGATGTGGCTGCTATTGAATTTCCAATTGATTCTGAAGCCTGATCACGGACAATTCCTGTAACCGTACCATCACTTTGGATAATAACTGTTTGACCATTAGCAAGGGTTCCAGACGCAGTAGCTTCAAACGAAGGACTACCACTAACATCACCCCAGGTTGGAGAAGCAGAAGCACCACCACTTGTTAAAACCTGACCAGTTGTGCCGTAGTTAGCACCAGCAATACCTACTTGACCAGCAGGACCAACACGGAGTCGCTCTGTTCCGCCAGGTGAAACTACAACAGGCTGGTTAAATGTCCAAGAACTTGTGGAGTTTTCCCAGGTAAGGGTCTTATCAGTAGCACCTTTAATAGTAATACCACCACCATCTGCCGTTGTGTCAGAAGGAGTCGATACACTACCAAGTTCAATATTTTTATCGTCAACAGTTAGTGTTGTGCTGTTGACTGTTGTAGTAGTTCCGTTGACCGTAAGGTTGCCAGCAATTACAATGTCATCGGCCAGCTTGTCACCAGTTACAGCGTTATCTGCAATCTTGGCTGTAGTTACAGCACCTGTAGCAAGCTTACCTGAAGTAATTGCATTACTAGCAATTTCACTGGTAGCGATCTGCCCGTTAGAAGCTGCAGTAATCCGACCTTGTGCATTAATGGTTAGATCAGCAGCAGAGTAATTACCAGCAGTAACGCCAGTATTATTTACAGGGTCAAAATAACTAAGGTTGCCGTTTGTATCACTAGTCAAAGCTTGACCAGTGCTAGATGGTAGCGCGGTTGGCAGTGTTAATGCATAAGTAGCATTAGCTGAGTGTGGAGGAGATTGAATTGAAACACCATGATTGTTATTAGAACAATTCAGTGTAATTTTCCCAACTTGTCCACTAGAAGAGCCATCACCTTTAATTACAGGCAAATAGTTAGTGGCATACCTGTTTTCTGGGTCGGATGCAAAATACTGCGACCAAACCCATTTGGATGTTGAAGAGTTGTATTGAAGGCGAACGGTCAGGTCAGTTGAGCCTACAAAACCAGACGGAACGCCAGAAACAGCACTATTGCTTTCAACACCAGTGGAATTGACAACCTCAACACGATCTTCGTTAGAAGGACTACTAGGAAGGTTTGCTAATGCACCAATAGGTTGGAAGAAAGCTGCAGCAGAAACAGCCTGTGATGCTGCGTTAGCCGTTGCGCTCGCAGAGTTTGCTGTCGTTACTGCTGCACTTGCATTCGTACTAGCAGTATTGGCGGTTGTAGATGCGGCGTTAGCAGTTGTGGTTGCAGAGTTTGCCGTTGTTGTGGCGGCATTAGCAGTTGCAGTTGCAGTATTTGCATCAGCTTGAGCAGCGTTTGCCGCAGTAGTAGCGGCATTAGCTGTCGTAGTTGCTGAATTAGCGGTACTAATTGCTGTAGCAGCATCAGTAGCCGCAGAGTTAGCAGTAGTTACTGCGTTAGACGCATTTGTAGAGGCAGTATTAGCTGTGGTTACAGCAGCACTGGCATTTGTAGAGGCTGTATTGGCAGTAGTTACAGCAGCAGATGCGTTGGTAGATGCTGTATTGGCAGTCGTAACTGCACTATTAGCCGTAGTAACTGCATTATTGGATGTAGTAACTGCATTGTTTGCTGTAGTAACAGCCCCTTCTGCAGTTGTTTTAGCCGTATTAGCGGTAGTGTTTGCTGTGACAACTTCGTTATCAGTCTCTTGCGTAGCAAAGTGATTCTGAGTGAAGTTATTGTTTAGGTCTTCAGCCTTAATAGCTGAACCAGGGAAGAATGTAGCATTAAGGGTTGCAATATCCGTATCTCGGAAAATACGAATAGCAACTCCACTAGCTGGTGCTGTAGTAAATGACAGCGTTGTAGCGTTAGCAAATGTAAATGCAGTTGTAGCAGCAGAGTCAAGAGTTACCTTAACATCTGCTTGCTTAATATATTCAAATGTAAAGGAATAATTGGTTGTTGAACCATTTCCTGTAAAAGTATTCGATGTTACAGCCATAACGCTTTGTTAAAAAATTACTTAGAAAATTGTTCCATGTAGTCAAGGAAACGTTGAGCTTCGTCTTGTTTCCCGTTACTAAGTAGATCTGTACTAACTTCCTGGATATAACGCCTACGAGTCATGTCAGAGTGAGTAGGTGAAGCAGCAATTGCTAGATTCATTGCATACCTAAGCTCCTGGTCAATTGCAGTATGAATACCTTCAAACGTGCTTAGATCAGGTTTTAAACCAGCATTAACAGCTTCCATATAACGTTTACGGAAACCCTCAGGACCACCTGGCACACGCTTCATAACACGATCAATACCTTCTGCAAACAACTTATCACGTCCCATAATCTGAAGGATATCAGAACGCTCATCATTGGTTAGTTTGACCTTCCTGTAAGTGTTCAAGGTAGGACGTGCATCGTATTCAATATCAATCAAGAACTGCTTACGTGGACTAATCTTACCGTTGACCTTCCAAGGCATGTACGTATTCCAAACCCTAGACATAATGTTGTCAGGGACACCAACCTCACCACCATCAATATAATCATACTTAGCAGGAAGTTGTCCTTTAGTAAGTGGATTGCGGTTACGCATCATATCAAACAGCTCCGTCTCAACTTCCTTAAGACCTGGGTCCATCAGACGTGAGATTTCTGCAAGTTGACTAGAACCTGGCACGGCAGCACTGGTAAGGAAACTAGAACTCCATTTAGTAAGAGCACCGGGGTTACCACTAATAATATCCATAAGTGGTTCAAGACCAGACAAAGCTGTTTTGTCAGTAATAGCAGAGCTAAGGACAAAACCTAACTTACGGAATTGTTCACCAATCTCATTAGATGCAAGGCTATCGAAATTATCAATAACATCAACTGTCAAAGACAACCAAGTTGTAATAGGACCAAGGTTATCGTAACTTACCCATTGACCACCAGGTAGTCTAATAGAACGAGGTTTCCAATCTTGATTCCTACGTGCAGCTTGCTTCTGCTTGTCATAAAGACCGTTACCAGTAATGTTATCGTTAAGCGCAGCATAGACTGCACCGCTAACCATCAAAGCACCAAAAGCTTTACGACCCTTAAGATCAGCACGGATCTCACTGTACTTAGCACGTACAGTGTTAGGGGTTACTTCAATACCTTTAGCTGCTAACAATTGTTCAACGTCTTGATAAGGCATTTCTTCAAACGGCAACTTAAAGGTATTCATGTCCTTAACAAACAAACCCATCGGGTTGTAAGAACCTGACATTGCCAATTCATTTAGAGGTGTTTTAGTAAACAACAAAAATGGTCGAAGAACAGGGGCACGCCTAATAAGTTGAGATACAGTATCTGTAGCTTTATTGTCAAGGTTAAGTGCAATTTCACCAGCAGATTTGTTAACAGCTTCGTCTGTAATTAGACCGGTGTTGTCAAACATTTTGTTGTAAACTTTTTGTGACAACTCACCAGCCTTTTCTGCATCAAACTCCAGTAAACCACCTTTGGTAATGTCGTCATATGCACGTCCACGGGCTTCAGCAAAGCCGACCATTGATTGTGTAAATCCATCCAAAGCTTGCATAGAACGTTGCCCAAACCGGAGCCAAGGATGATCAGCAAGGTCTTGCATGTTGTTTACCATTTCAGCAAACACTTGTGGACCATAATCACCTTGAGCAGCCTTAGCGTCAGCAAACGAATTGATAAGTTCTAGCTGCCTGGAAGGCATACCGTAGTCTTCACGTAGTGCAACTACTTCAGGATCAAAACCAGATCGCTTGAACACTTGCTTCATGTAACTAAACGAACCTTGTAATGCATCACCAAATGCACTGTATTGATACCAACCTCTACGTACAGTAGCCATATCGCCGTTAAGCATACCACCTACCATACCACGCAATGGTCGCTCAATAATTTGAGCACCAGCAGACAAACCTGCTTTGATTGGTGTACCGAAAGCACTTAGTGTACTGTTGTACATATTTGAGTAAAACCCTTTTAGTACAACAGAAGGGATCTCAGGGTTAAGGTCAATGAATGCTTTTTTAAGAATACCGGTTGATTCTTGCAGATACCGGTTCATCTTAGTAATAGTATCTACATTACCGTCTGTCAATTCATAAGCAAGCATCAACGGACGAAGCATTTCAGGTTGTTCAGCGCCGATTTCACGCAAGTTATCAACAGTAAATTTAGCTTCATCTTTGATCTTAGTTAGAGCTGCTGCAGTTTCATCCTCTGCACCTTTAATAGAAGCTTGGATACGGTTTGCTTCTGCAATAGTAATAGAATCTGCATCAGACTTAGACAGCTTATTGAACAAACCAAACATGCTCTTAAACCGTTTGTCGGAATAAGCAGTCATGTTCTTTTGTACCATTAAGAACTCCATACGATCAAGAATCTGTTCCTGTGCACGTTCAATAGCAGGTGTACCTTCAGTAAGACGTAAACCTTGTGCCATGTCTGAGATCTGTCCAGCAAAAGAAGTACCTACGTACGCTTGTGCACGCATGTAATTCATGTTAACAAAATCATCCATGTACTTATTTAAAGCACCTACAACACCCTTGTAAGCTGTCTCAGATAGCACAGAGACATTAGTAGTCTGATTGAGTCGCTGGTATCCAGTAAGACTTGTACGTAGTTGATCTACGTTTTGTTCGTAGAACTGTGCAGCTAAACGTTCACCAGCATCTTTAATCTGTTCACTACTAACTTCTTTACCTGTTGCAGTACGGTAGCCATATTCATCAGCTTCAGTTAAAACATCAGCAAGACCCTTCTGTACTGCCTGTTGGTTTTCAATACCCTCAAGGCTAAACTTAAGAGCACCCTCAGATACTGAGTTACCAATACGACCATACACAGTATCAATGTCACCAGCAATACGTGCAGTGTCAATAGAAGCACCGACAATACCAAGATCATCTACAGAACGTGTACCGGTCTCCTGATAACCATAAAGATCATGGTAACCAAAGATAGGATTGTTAGGATCATCAGCCTTAGTTACATTGTAGCTACCGAGTTCATCTAAAGAGTCAGAACGTTTTGCAGCAGACGTTTCGATAACATCTTCTACATCACCTTCTGCTATACGCATACGTTTCAAAGCAGCAGCTGCCTTTTCAGTTTTAGGAACTGGTGCACCCTGTTGCAAACCACGTACATTACGGAATAGCTTGTTAAGACCCAGTGCCATATCAACACCGATACCAAGATAGGTACCTTCCATTACGTTCTTAGCACGTTTAGTTTCAGGGCTATCACTATCAAGTGTAGCAAGGTCTTCAGGTACCCAGCCCCACCTCCTAGGCCACGTCTTACGAAGTGTACCAGCCAGGTTATCGTCTTCCTGGTTAATCTCTACGGTGTAGTCCACAGCAGCACCAGCACCAGCCTGGAATGCCATGTTGCCTAGGTGCCTGGTAAGAGGATCGTTAAGAAATTTACCAAGCTTAGTAGCCTTACTGACTTGACCAGCACGGGCTGCAAGGGCGGCAGAACCGGCACCACCAAGAAGTACAGTTGGGATAACAATTGAAGAGATCTCTCGGACACTTTGTGCAATATCGTTTTCAAATTTAGGAGCTTTAGGAATATCTACATTAGGGATGAGATTAAGCGCATCAATTGCAGTGTCTAAAAGACTCGCACCTGGTGCTGTAGTTAGTTCTGCTACTTCTTTGGGAAGAAAACCATAGTTATCTGGTCCTTCTGTTTGTTGTGGAGGTGCCTCTACAGGAGCAGCCGTAGCTGCAGCCTGGGGCATCTCAGGTTGTTCAACTTCTGGTGAAAGCATCTCCAGATCGGCTTGAGTTTTTTCCTGCTCTTGGGCAAGCTCAGCCTTTTGTTCTGGAGTTAGCTCCGGGAGCGTACCCCCTAGAAGTTGGTCTTCATAATCATTCATTTATTAAAAACCAAGGTTAGGAATAAAACTTCTATTAAGTTCTCTACGTTCAGCTCTATGTTCCATAGCTGGTCTTTCATAGTTCTCTAAGAACCAATCAGCTGCCTCTTCAGGGCTGTTAAACTCCATTTGGAGGTAGTCAGGCGCTGAATCATCTTGCAAAGCAAATTGAATCTGTCCACGCCAGTTTGTCTTCCAGTCAGGAACTGCTTGTATCAGTGCCCTTTTACGATTGTCATACATTTGGAATAAACCAACAGACATACCGCCGTCGCCTCGATCTTCATTAGTTTGGAACCTTGACTCACCTTCGATGTTAGCCAATATACCTTTAGCGTGGATGTCAGGGACACCTAATGCACGCATATAATCATACGCTTGTCGTGGGGTTGGGTTAGGAGTTTCACCTCTAACTGGAGCGACAGCTATAGTATTATCCATGATGTTATCAGCCCTATTCATACGGCTCAGGTGGCTACCAGAGTCACGGTAAGTATTAATTAATTTACCAGCAATAGGTGTGATCTTATCAGCAATAGCTTGAACCTGTGCATCCATAGCAACAGCAGGTTGACTAAGACCTGATGCAAGAAAATTAATAGCAACTAAAGGCGATACACCCATAACAGCTGCACGTCTTTTAAGTTGTGATGTCACTTCACCTCTTTGCATAGGATAGTAATCTTCATAAAAATTATTTTGACCATAAGCATTTACAGCAGTATAAGGGTCTTTTCTAAAGTTAGGTGTCATAGAACTTTTAATAAAAGCCTTATCCTCTTGCAGAGCTTCCTTATAATTTACAGCACCTTCAGCTTGACTTTGAACAGTCTTAGTGTAGTGACCAGTTGGAGTGATAGCACCAGTAGTAGCTTGGAGACCGGAAATAATACCTAGCCTACCTGAGACAGCTTCTGAAATAGGTACTCCATTCAGAACATCCTTTTTAAATTGTTGGATTTGTTCTGCCTTAAACAGGATTGTAGAGTAATGATCTTTGTTACCAATACGACCTTTAGCAACCATAGGGTGTTCTGTAATAGCATTGCCAATAGCAGTTACACCATCCTTGTAGGTTTGGTCATTCATCAGCAGGTTTTGCTTTTCAACCAGTGGTGCGTACTTTTGCTTAAGCTTAAAACTAACACCCTTTTGATCAAGATCCTGTAGAGTAAGAGTACCTCTGTCCAACTGATTGTCAAATATTTTTATATAAGCAGCTTCAAACCTTACACTATCAAGCTCTTTAGCCATTTGCTCAGTACCTTTAGATACAAAACCAGGAATGCCAGATTCCCTATCTTGTTCCTGTGAGCGCTCTAATTCCGCTCGACTGATATTACCGTCAACAGCTACCTCATTATATAACTCAATACCTCTAGATTGAGCCTCACGTTTTAATTCTGTTTCAGCATCTTTATGTAATTGTTTCTCTGCTCTAGCTCTTACATTACGGGCTTGCTCCATTTTAGCAACATCCTCCAGACCACCGCGAGATAGTCTAAGAGAAGTTTGTTTACCGGTCTGCTTAAAGTTAGCTCCTTCAAATTGATAAGTAAGGAAGTTGTCTATATCTTCAGAACTTAAACCAGTTGGACCAAAATCAAGAGACTTATTTACAATGTAGTCGGCAGTCATTGAAAACTTCTCTGCAGAAGGATTTGTTTTCACTTCTTTTATAACTGCTGCAACTCCACCTGTATTCCAGGCAGTATTCATCGCTACCGTAAAATTCTGCTTGACAATAGAATCTTGTTCTTTTTTCTGCTGTTTACTAAAGTCACTGTCAAAACCTGTCTGAACACGATGCATGATTGGTGCAACATACGTAGACATTAAGTTTGAATTCAGACCTCTACCATCAGCACCTGTAATATTTACAAAATATTCACTTTCAAAAGCCTTATTATTTATCCTCTGCTCTTCAATTGTAGGCTGCCTTCCATTCTCTTCAGCAAACCTATTTTTAAAGTCAATCTGCTCCTGCTGTGCTGCAATACCATAACCATAAGCAGTATTCTGAGCGACAGCAATGTTATTAATAAAAGCCTTACTTGCACGCCTTTCGTACAATGAAAAGAGGGCATCTACATTACCACCCTCTGCAAGCTTTTGACGCATAAACTCTGTTTGAGCAAACTCAGATCTAGTGAGGTTGTCTCCCAAAGCTTGTATAGCTATAACTGTTTTGTAGTCAGCACCAGCAGCATAAGCTAATTTAGCATTTTCCTGCTGGTTACGCTTAAGATCTACTTCCTGGTATTGACCGTACAACTCAAAAGCAGATTTAGAAAAAGCACTGAGTTGCTTGAAAGTTTCTGCACTTTGTGCTGCTGCAATCTTATCATTTCTAGTCTGAATTTGGTTATCACGACGAAGAGAATCTAGATATGCGTTACGATTTTCAGTTTCAAGTTTAAAGTTTTGTTCACGTTGATTTTCTTCTACACCTTGAGCAAGCTTTTGTGCTTGTAGGTATAGATTATTTTGTCTTTCTAGAGACGCCTGAGCCTGCTGTTTACCACGAATGGTGCGGGCTGTTTCTTCTTTAATTTTACCGGTTTCGTCAGGGGCTTGGATCTGATAATCCCTAAAGCTACCCTGCTGTGCAAAGCTTTTAAATTTTGACATAAGTGAGTTTAGTAGTTTCGATTACCAAGCCAGCCTGCTTGAACAGCTCGTGATTGTTGGCCCCCCGAGCTTAGGGGCAAATTAAAATTTTTTATACCAGAACCAATACTCAATCCAGTCTGTGCTCCACCAATAGCACCGCTAAGACCAGCCAAGAAGGGGTTCTGTGTCATAGCAACATTCTCCATTGGTTCAGGTGGTTTGACTGGTTTATACACGTCTTGATATTCAGGACGTGGTAGTGCAATCGGTTTAGGCATAGCAGGTTGAATTTGAGGCTTAAGTGCAATACTTGCTGCAGCATTAATAGCAGCTTGCAGTGATTGAGCCTTGATCTTACTACGTGCTGCTGTGTCACTCATCTTAGCACTGTCTCGACTAAACTCAAAACCAACCTGATCCATAACCAGTTGTTGGTTCATTTTAAAAAGTTCTTGGTCAGATGCTTCAAAATCAAACATAAGTTTATCAACAATAGCATCTTGACGTGCACGACTTTCTGCTAAAAGACCTTGGATATTTCTAGCAGCAGTACGTCCGGATACACCACGAGCTTGTGAGGCACCAACAGTTTTTAAAGCTGATATTCTCTGTTGCTGTGCTGCTCCGATTGCTGCTGCCTTAGATGCTCGTTTCTTTAGACCAACGCCAGCTGCTGCTGCACCATAGTTTAGAAGTGTTTGGGTTTCATCTAATGACAGTGATATCAACTGCTCATGATGTAGCCTGTCTTGATCTGTATTAGCAGCCTGTGTTGCAAGTTCGGTAAAACTTTGCCGCTGCAATGCAGTAGAGACTGACTGATCATATAAACGATTAGCTTGGGCAAATTCGTAAGCACGAATACCCATGTCATAGTTATAACGCTGAACCGACTGGTACTCTTGAAACTGAAGGTTGATCTCGTTATTCTGTTTTGTGATTTCAAGACCTTCTACCGCAAAATCATATTGCCGTAGAGTTTCTCCACCAATTTCGTCGGTACCTATCTCTCCATATTTAAACTCATAAACTTTGTTTTGATATTCATTTTGGCGTTTCGCTGCTTCTTTGTTTTGACGGTTGCTACTCTGTGCACCAAAAAAGCTACTGACACCACCAAGAATTGCACCCCCTGCCAGCCAAGTTAGTGGCATAATTAAGACCTCCTATAGAAACGTGGTGTGTATTTACCTTCCCACATCATAGCATTTATTGCTACCGGAAACGGTGAGTTATTAAACATTTTTAATCTAAAGTTTTCTGTACGTTGATGGATAGGGATAGTAAACACGTTTTCATTATCAAGCGGTACATCATTAGCTAGATATGTGTTAGCCTCAATTGTAGGCTGTACACTGAACCAGTCTTTAATAAAGAACTTGATCTTTGCATTATTAGCAGGTGCTGAGCTAAAGACAACCGTTGTGTCGTTAGTAAAACTAAATCCAGTTTGATTAACACCATTAACAGTTACTAAAACATCAGACCTATCTACATAATTCAGGTCACGCTTATTAAACGTATAGGTAGTAGTAGAACCATCACCAGTAAACTCAAGTTCAAAAGGTAATCTACCAGTCTGCTGTAGTTTAAAGCTCATCATACCAGACAAACCAACAGCAAACTTCATACGTGCAATAGTAAGGTTAGCAGTAAAATCTGTTACATTAGGATCAGGTCTATAGTAAGTTCTAGGTAGTTCAACATCTAAGTTGTATTTAAAACCTACAATAACATCAGATGCAACACTACTTAAGTCTTTCTTAGCTACACTAAAGAAAGGACCAGTACCGTCACTACCACGTTCTGGTGTAACAGTAAAACCTGATTCAACAAATGAACCAGAACTTGTATTACCTTTAATAACAATAATAGGTGTCAAGGTAACTACATCATTGTAAGGTAGGTAGCACTTAGAAATTTCAGTAGTTGGATCGTAGACAACACTAGATGCAGTTGCATATAAGTCTACACTAGGGTTAACCTTTTGACCTTGGTTGTTGACAATAATAGCTTGTTCAGGGCTTTGACTTAGTGCAGCTTTAGACAACACAAACTGGTCACCTTGTTTAGTAACAGCGTACATATCATCAGAGTTAGTCTCGATAAACTGTACGGTACCAGGCATTAACCAGCTAGTCCAGGCTTCCATCAGGTTTTCTTTACCATCGTTATAATAACGGAAGAGGAAAACCTCATTTAATGACTGACCAGCCATCGCAATCATTGAGTTTTGAGGGCTAGAAATCAGCTGATCAATATCAGGTGAAATCCATTCCTTAACAACTCTAGACAAGTCCAGCACTTGAGGGTTGTCTTGTTGACCCCTAGTGACCATACTAAATATACGAGAGTAACCTGGTGTTTTAGTGATAAAGTTAAGGTTAGTACCCGCATCAACAGGGTCAATTTTCCGATCCATCTCATAATTAGAGAGTGTCCGGATAGTAGCTAGTGCAGGTGTAAGCACACCAGCGTCAGCAAACATCACAAACTGTTGGTTTTCAGAGAATAGTACAACACCCTGAGCCGTAGGTAGTGCAGCGTGTAGGGCAGTAGGTTTGATAGATGAACAGCTAATATCAATAGGATCAGATTCAATAGTAGTCTGAGCTGATTTAAAATAAAAATTAAAAAAGTCACCAGACTGACTCATGATTACGTTATCCTTAGATAAGAAACCAAGCCTATTGTTATGAAAGAATCCTGCAGTAATCTTTTCGTTTATAAAGCTAGGATGTGAGTTTGTCTCATCATCACCAACCAAACGATCTTCATACGTAAGTTGTTTGAAAGTAAACGTATCTACTGCAGTGTTGACAAGTTCATGGGGAAGTGTAGCGTTGTTAAGACCAGCTGAAACACCAGGGTCTCTAGTTTCTTCCCAATAACCTTCGCCAGATATACCGTCATGTGCTACAAATTTAGCCCAGTAAGTATCAGCACTAGAGTTAGTGTTGACAATCTTAACTATACGATTTTGTACTGATTTGAAAGGTAATTCAGAAACGCTAGCTACTTCATCCTCAACAACAGTCAAACCTTTGTTATCAATACCACCTTTAGCATGGATATCCATGTTAATGGTACTAACGATCTCCAAAGAGTTAGCAAGCCTAGTAACAGTAAGTTGAGCATGGTCACCAGTCATAGCGTTAATGTCGGATTCCAAATCAGTTAGAATCGTATCAACATCAGCAGAGCTAGGAGTTGTATAAGTAGCAGTTTTAGTTACACTGTTGATTGTAATTTCAATTTCATAGGTAGTTGAAGAGGTTACGTATTGAACTTCAACACTTCCTACACGGTGGGGGTTAAACGTAGGAGCTGCTTGTGCAGTTACAGTGAAATTACTGTTAATAACAATAGAGGTATCCTGTACGGTAATAATTTTGTAGTTTGTCTTAGTACCATTTAGATAAGACTGAGCACCAGTGCCGTACGTAACAGTACAAGGGTTACCGCTAACTGCATTCCAAAGGCTAATTGTGTTTCCTTTGATAACACCTACGTATTCTTCGTCGTCATCACGTTTAATATAGAACCACTTACCATCATCATAGGTGGTACCAGTGCCTAGGTTAACGATATGTTTAAAACCTGGTCGTTTAGTTAGACCATATGTTGCATCAGGAAATCCGTTGTAGCACTCACGGACTTGACCCGGCAACATTTTGTCATCTGATTGTTTTGATACGCCACCAAGGTAGCTTCCGATCCGTTGAGTAACTGCAACCATTTATCGATAAAGTACGTTGTACGGTTTGTAACTTGTATATCTATTTGTGTTACCTGAATGACCAAAGTATGTATAGTCACCCTGATTACACTCATACTCCATTGCCATAGCTCTAGCAAAAGCTTCTTTTTGTTGTAGGATTTGGTATTGATTACCGTCTCCAACAATACGACTAGAAACAATGGTAGCGGCACGTGCTGTAATAAAGTCAGCAACAGGTACAGGGAGATCAACCCAGTCAAACAACCAGGTGATATCACACTCTACCTTCTCAGTAAACGTATAGGTATGATTAGCTTTGTCATAAAGCTTACCACTACGTCTGATTACATCTTTATCCATGTTAGCAGAGTTATCCGTCAGGTCAATCTGTAAAATATTATTAGGGATAAGGATTTCGTTATTAGTATCAGGAGTCATATCATAATGAAACTCCTTATTAAATGACCACCCCTCAGCCTGTACTTCCCTAGAGACTTCGAGTAAAGTCTGATAGGCAATCGCAACGTCCGGGTTGGTTTGATCTAGGGTAGTAACAGGCGCTTGACCACATGACTGCAAAATTTGATTTACTGCAGGAAGCTCCTGTGTTGCATTAGTGGTAGGAAATGTCATTGATTCTTATTCTCAATAAGGAGTTAAAAAAAAGGAGTCCCCGAAAGGACTCCCAAAATAAATATCAGAATGCAGAAGGAGCAGTAGCACCTACATACAGCTCAACGGCTGCAGCAGGGTTCAGGTAGTCAGCGCCGCAGGCGAGACGACCCAGCATCACGTCGCCTTGGTAGACCACGGATACGTCTCCACTGGTGACTTGCACCTGTGGGCCAATTGCTTCGACCATACCGGCTGCTTCCTTTTGGAAGATCAAGCCACAGGACTTAGAACCAACTTCAGCAGCAGTACCATAATCATTGTTGATACCGGTAGAAGCGCCAGAGGCATCTTCCAGGGATTCACCAACGAAAGAACCTGTGTTACCAGGGCTGGTTTGACCAGTGGTGCCACCATAAGCAGTACCATACTTACCCAGGAACGGGATGTTCATGGACTTGTAGATCTTGATACCAGCAATCTCGATGATGCCCTGACCGGACTGCAGAGCAGTACCCTGAGCGTCACGGTTTACAAGACCATTAGAACCAACTGCTTGGATCAATTCATAGTATTGACGTGGGTTCAGCACGGCAACACGGCCATCGCTGGATACACCTTTCTCGTCAAGAGCAGCAGCTGCATCATAGAATGCAGACACCAGGTTAGCAGCAACGTAAGCGTCAGAGTCATTAGTAGTAGCACCGACACGAATCTGTGTACCACCTGGCTCAACATAGTTAGTAGCAGACACAGGAGAAGCCTGACGTGCACCACGTGCAACAGCACGGAATGCAAGACGGTCATACTTTTCTGCCAGAGCATAGCCGATCTTACGGCTGATCTCTGAACGCAGATCGTAGTGAGCCAGAACTTCGTCCAATTCATACACGAATGCAGAACTGATCAACAGGTCATCAATTGTGATCGTCTTCTCAGCCACCGGAGGTGCATTGTTGCTATCACCAAGGATGCTGTTTCCAGGAGTATGGAATTCAGACTTTGTACGACCCGTGTAGATGAACTGCAAAGATTTGCCGTTCTTCAGGGTACGCTTCATGATCAAATCCCGAGCAATTGTGTTATGCTGGAATCCTTTAAACATCTCACCTGAAAATAGCTTCAGGTAAAGAGCGCGAGTATCACCCGCTAAATTAGCCTGACCCAGCTGTGTAAGCTGAGTAGGGTTTACAGAAGATTGAAAAGCCATTGTAATAATTAATAATTAATATAAAACACTACCAATCGATTGATAAAAAATTTTTGTGGTAAAATTTCTAAGGTCTTTTACCGAACCGGTTCGACAAAGGGTGTCCGCGTACGGGCCAATGCCAATTGCTAAGGGAGGATTTGCACCTCCCAATGACAGAACTACTTAGCGGCTTTTAAGGTAAGCCACACCGCGATAGACAAGCTTCTGCTCTTTGATAGCTTTAGCTTGCTCACGCACACGCTGACGAACTTCAACGTTTGGCATAGTATCCTCCAATAGAGAACTGAGGGAACCCCGTTCCATGTCACCTCATGTCATGCGTCCCTTGCGGGATGAACGGACGTTTTAATTAACCAATAGATGGTGCAGTCAGTGCTACCTCAGTGGTAGAAGCAGCTGCCAGATCAAGTGGAAAGTTGTGGGCATTACGCTCATGCATTACTTCCATTCCCAGTCCCGCACGGTTAAGAATATCAGCCCAAGTAGGGACAACGTGGTTCCCGTTATCGACAATGGATTGATTAAAGTTGAATCCGTTAAGATTGAAAGCCATAGTGCTAACACCCAGGCTTGTAAACCAAATGCCAAGCACAGGCCATGCAGCCAAGAAAAAGTGGAGGCTACGCGAGTTATTAAATGAAGCATATTGAAAGATCAATCGTCCAAAGTATCCGTGAGCAGCGACAATATTATATGTCTCTTCTTCCTGTCCAAATTTATACCCATAGTTCTGAGATACCGTTTCGGTCGTCTCCCTAACCAAGG